TGATGCGCTAGACTCGATGAGATATGCTGCTTTTACACACGGTAAGAAGTTAGGTAGGACATCTGTGCCCTTTGTGATAGGAAGCCGATAAATTAATATATAAAATAAAAAAACGAACCACTATGTTATATGTTGATAATGATATGTTAGGTGTAATTTTTAAAAAGTTAAACCTGATAATAAAAGAAATTGCTACTATTAAAGAAGAAATTAAAGAATTAAGATATGAAATTGAGAAAAGAAGTTGAAGATATACTATTTAATAATTTGATGCCGATTACTTATATAGATGAGTTAATGGATTTTAAACCTGCTGATGATGAGATAATAAATTATATTAATAAGATTTTTATTCAGATGGTTTATTTTAAGCCGAGAGTTTTTAATAAAGCCGAGATTGATATTGCGTGGGCTATGTTATATAATGATATATGGTTATTAAATGATTTATTAAATAAGTTAAATTCACATACATTAGTTTCGGTAGTATATGAAATTATAGAAAATATATTTGAAGAATTATTTGTGCTTTTAGAAGATTTTGAAATGTTTGAGTTAGCGAGTAATATATTGAAAATTAAAAATAAGTGGTTTAGTTTAGATGTAAAAAATATAGTTAAACAAAGTGCCGAAAAATGAGATACTTAATGAATTATATACATCAAGATTTATGAATGATTTAATAATGACTATTACATCTAACCATCAGTTAAAAGATGACTTGAAACAACATTTATTTTTAATTTTATGTGAGATGCCTGCTAAGAGAATAGAAGAGGCACATAAAAACCATTATTTGAATTATTTATGTGTTAATATAATAAAGAAACAATATCACTCCTCTACATCACCTTTTCATAAGTTATGGAGACCCAATAATGATTATATTGAAGGTGATATAATTGATGAGGCAGAGCCGTTTAATGAAAATATGCTAAGTGATATTTTAGATATAGTTAATAAGATAAATTATGTTGATAGAGAATTATTTTTGATGTACTATAAGTTAGGTAGATATGATAGATGGAATGGTGATTTGAAAGATAAAGATTGTGAAAAACCTATATCGTCGTTAAGAAAGATAGAAAAGAAATTATCTATTGAAACGATTGAAGGAAAAACCCCTGATCGGACATTGGCAGTGCTTTTACATGCATGGCGTATCCGACCAGGGGTCTAACCTATGGAACGATTAGGCTACAGCTACGTACTTAGCAGAAGCAGCGTGACCAACCTTGCAGTTGGCATAGTAGTTCATGATGAGGCGAGTGATACCGTCAGCAGCCAACGTCAAGTTGTCCACCACGAGATCTGCACCACCCCAGTAGCAGCAATATACATCATCCATGTTAATCATGAAGAATGGCAGCGCAGCATCTTCATTGCTGAGGTTAGTGACAGCACCGGCGGCTTTGTAAACTTCGGCAGCAGTGTCAACATCGGTATCGGTAAGCAAGGCAGCATTGATTTGGCTGTGACCGTATGCACGGTAGCCGGCGATAGTGCCGTCAGTCTGCAAAGTTGGGATACCGCCATTGGTGACCGCTTGCTGTGAACGAGCAGTTGCCAACTGTCCAAAAGAACTGAAGAAGGCTGCGTTATTGCTCAAAGCATCAGCATCACCCAATGCACCGATCAGGTCGTTTGCAGAAGCAAAGTCAATTGCGGGAATAGCAGCAGCAGCAGTAGTGCTACGCTTTACCAAAGCGCCTTGCGCTACGAAGTTCGCCCATGCTTGAGAGTCCAACAAACCACCGCTGTGCTTACGGAACTGCGCAGCAACAACAGAGTCAAATGTGTTTGTTGAAGCAACCAACATTTGGTTCGAAACATCGATACGAGAGGCGATACGGACTGGTGCAATCTCTACCTTGCTCATTGCAGAAGAAGCATCCATTGTGGTGTTTTCACCTTTAATTGCAGTAGCATCGCTCGGCAAAGATGGCAAGATGACTGTTCCGGCAACACCTGTGATGCGATTTGCACCGGCGCGTTCCAAAACAGAATCAGGAACGAGACCGGACAAAACTGATTGCTCGGCGCTACCAGTTGTACCTGCGAACTGAGAAGTTGCACGGTAAGTCAACGACATTGGGATTTGAATGTGTCCCGTAGGAGAGATGCCAGCTTCGCGGAACTCGCGCTGTGCCTCTTGAGCCATTTCCTTTTCGCGACCTTCGAGTTTGCCACCGCTGCGGAACTGAGCAACTGCATCTTGCAAGCTGTATTCCTTTGCGTGTTGCTCCAACTCGCGCTCTTCAGACTTAGAAGCCTCGCCGGCCAAGCTACGGAGCATGATCTCCTCAGTCTTCTCAGCCTGAGCAATCTTGTCGTCCAAAGCGTAGATCGACTGGTTCAACTCTGCTTGACGAACTTCTTCGTCCTCGGTGAAATCACGGCTTTCACCTTTTGCCGTCTCGACGAGACCCTCCAGCTCTGCGATGTGGGAGGCTCGCTCTTCCTTAAATTTCAATGAATTTTTCATTGGTTAGAATTATGTTGATGAATAGAAAGAAGTGCCTCCGCGATGTTCCTTTTAGGGGTCAACGTAGGCGAAGTGGGTTGTTCCACGACCTGATCCTCTTCTTCCATGGCGCTGATAGCATCACGGAGTTTGACCGAGGTCTGTGGGTAAGCTGGTGTCAAAACAGGTGAGATGTCTGCGAGGCGAGATACGCTGTGAATCTTGCGAAGGTAACCACCATCGCTCTTTCGCTCGTACTCATCTTCACGCACAACAAAGCCGAAGCTAGATCCGCTAACATCGCCGCGCTTAATGGACTCGGCGAGGTCTTTTGCGTATGATTGGTTGCCCAGGGTAAAGCTATAACGCAAGCCGACCTCATCGACTTCTAGCTTCAAAGTACCTTCGCCATTACGGCTACGGGCAAGCGGCATGTTTTGGTCGTGGTTAAACAGAGCAACTACATCGTCATTCAGACGACCTTCGAATGCTCCTGGCATAACAACTTCTTCAACATTACCGAGCTGGGTGCTTTGATTAAACACAGCAGCGTATCCCTCAATGCGCTTTTCCTCGTCATCGCCGTACACTCGTACTTCGATGTCAAGGTTGCGTACTTCGAGATCCTTGTCTTTAATATCGCTCATTCTTCTCGATTTATAATTCCTTTGCACCAACGCTTCATGCTGCTACCTCCCCAAGCAGCATACATAATACTGCCGCAAATCTCTTTGCCCTTGTCGTTTGTGAACTTGCCTTGGTTGTAGACCTCCGCACGAGACAAGAAAGCATAGGTTCTTTTGATTGTTGATAAAGACAAACCTTCGCCTGAAGCTATCTGGTTAGCACGATTCCAGCCTACGCCCGTGCCACAACCACTGCCGTTCTTCTCTTTATGGCGCAACGCCCTACGTGCAGCACGTCGTGCGCTCTGTGGGTAGTTACTGTACGTCGCCATTGTTACTAGTGATCGAGTTAGCGTAAGCCTCCATGCTAGTTAAAGGCAATTGGTTGACCTGAACGAGCGCCTGATCACCGCCTTCAATAGCATTTCGGTTTTCCAATCCACGAACTTCGTTGATAGTAAGCACCCCATCTGACAACAAAGTGTGATAATACTGAGAGCGAGCAGCCATGTCACCACGCATAAGGCTCAACATGTCAAACTTGAACTTATGCTCCTTGCGTTCAGCCGGTAATAGCAACTTGCGATTCATCTCCTGTTCGATGCTTACTAACCACGGATGAATTGTGTGTTTTGCAAAGAAAAGGTCTTGCTGTTCGACGTTGCTGTATTTCTGCTCACCGACCTGTACCATACCTGTAGGCACGTTGAAGATTCGACAAACTTCCTCGACTTGATACTTACGTACACCAAGGAATTGACTTTGATCCGGTGGAATACCTACACGTTCGTACTTTAGGCCAGCTTCCAATATGGCAGTTGCGTGACTGCTATTCATGCCATGGTACTTCTGCTGCCATGTGCTTGACAAACGTCGGTACTGATCTTCGCTCAATTGCTTGTCAGTCATTAAGACACCACTCATGTTGCCACCGCTTCCAAAGAACGAAGCGCCATACTGTTGAGCAGCGTAGCCTAGGCTTATGTTCTCGATGTGTTCAGCTATTGGACTAACACCTCGAAAGCATTCAATGGCAAGTACGTCCTCATTGTACAATGGGTCTTCCGTATCCTCATACATGTAGATACGACGACCATTTAAATCCTTAGAAACAATACTGTTTGGACTTGTCAGAACCAACTCTTTTGGCCGGCCATTTTGGTCTCTTTTAATCAGTGCGTATCCAGCGCCA